GCATTTTCTTTAATAATTTCTAATTCGCCTTGTAAAAGTTTTAATAAGTCTAAAAAAAGATTTTGTTTCATCTGTAGATGGTTCAGAACGATCTGTTTTAGTAGTTACAGCTTTTGCTGCATCTTTGTCAGTCGTTTCTTTTTTACTTATATTATTATCTGCTTTATATAAATCTATTGCTCTTGCTGCTGATCTAGCATCACTGTCATTTTCATATAAAGCATCTTGAACCCATTTAGGCTGTTCATCTGCCCATTGATGAAACTTTTCATCTTCTCTAATTTCTGCAAAATCAGGATGTATCTTTAATAATTCAATCTCTGCTTTTTCTTTTTTTGCTTCAATTCCCATTTCATCAATCTGTTTTATTCTTTTTTCGAGAACATCAGACTGTTCTTTAGCTTTTTTAATAGCAATTGTTTCTACAATCGCAGCTACATCTGGGTATTCTTTAGCCCAAGTTTCTAAATCTTCCTCTGTTTTAGGCAACTTTATTTCTTTACGTGTTGCACTATCTAATTGATTTTTTAATTCGTTTATCTGATCTCTAAACTCTTTTTCTTTTTGTTGAGTATGTCTTCTTAAATCACCATACCTTTTTTTAAAAGTTTTTTCTTCAGCATTTACAGGTTCTTTTTCTTTTTCTTTAGTCTCCTCTTTTTTAGACTCAACTTCATTTTCCTGTTCTACTAACTTTTTTAATTCTTCTTCATCCTTCTTTATTCTTTCTTCTACATTAGAAGGTTTACTCATAAATGCAACTTTTTTAGGTGTTGCTTCCTGTGTTATAGCTTCAGCCATAATTTTCTCCTTTGGGGTTATCGTAGCCAATTAGTTGGGGGATAAGTAG